TGGTTTTTACTTATTCCTACAAAACAAGGCTTAGGAATAGGAGAAGCCTCATATGGGCATATTCCATGAAGGGTAGAAATAATGTTAGGATGGCCAGAAAGGTAAGCAAATTTCCTCCACGAGTGGCCATGAATAATATCAAAATTATTGTAATATTTGGAAGTCTGAACAAATGCATTATATTCCCAAGCATGGGCATTAAAAGTTGGAGCTCCTATAACCCATGCATCAATATTTCCAACAGTGCCGATAAGACTTCCTTCGGGACATAGCACAACAACCCTATGGCCCATTTTATCAAGCTCAATAGCCAAGTCGGCTATAACCTGTTCTAATCCTCCGTAGCTCGGAGGTGGAACGGGGATTATTCCGCTACTAATTAACAATATTTTCATAAATCTTTACATACTCCTTTGCCATTTTTTTAGCACTAAAAATTGTAGGCAATTTTTCAAATTCATATCCGTTAAGAATTTTCATTATTGCATCATGAAAGTCCTTTTTAGTTTCACATAAAAAGCCGTTCTTTCCATCTTCAATCAGCTCAGCCATGCTTCCTCTGCTGTAGGCTACGACTGGACAACCACAAGCCATAGCCTCAGCTACAACAAGGCCAAAGGCTTCTTCGTAATGAAGGGGGAAAAGAAAGGCTTTAGCCTTACGGTATAATTCCCTTTTCATTTCGTGGTGCTTGGAGTTTAGAGGTAATTTAACAAAATGGATGTTCGGAATAGTTCTTATTCTATCTAGGACTTTTGCCCCGTAAATTAAATGGTCTGGCATTTCAAGGCTCCCAGAAATTTTTAATTCAAATCCTAACATCTCCGCCCAATCTATAACTTCATCAATGCCTTTATCAGGATGAAATCTTGAAATCCATAAAAACCAATCTTCTCTAACACCATTAGGCTTATAAAACTCCTCATCAACACCATAATGAACATAAGGCACATCTATGCTTGTCCAATTTTTAATTTTCTTTTGCATAAATTTTGAAAGGGCGATAATCCTTTCAGTTACAGGTTGAATAACGAAAGGAAAATTACCGTTGATAGACCAAATTATATTTTTCTTTTTATAAATCTGGCTAAGCCATGTTCCTACCCTCCCATCAAGACTGCAATCATGGATAATATCACATTCATTAAAAGCATCAATATAATCTTTAATTAACTGAAACTCTGCTTGAGGGTCAGCTCCGTTGGAGATAGACATATAATAGAATAGTTTGCCGTTAGGCGGACATTTAGAACCAACTTTGCCAAATAAATAAACTTCATGGCCAAGCTTAGCTAATTCTTTAGCTAAATCCCACCAAACAATTTCGCCCCCATAACTTAAAGGTGGTGTTTCTATGGCTGGGCTAGAAACTAAAGCTATTTTCATATTTTTTCTAAAGCTCCTTTTTCATTATAACTTACTAAGCCTAAATGTTTGCATTTAACATCCGTCCTAACATAAATCGCAATGCCTGCATTATTACACTTCTCACAGAAATAAAAGTCCTCTGAAACACCTCCATCTTCAAGGCCCTGAGTCCATTTAAACCAGGGCCTTTTTAGCTTATCAAAAACACTACGATGGATAAGACTAGCACCAAGGCCAATAACAATATTTGGTTCGGTGAAAATGGGCTTAGAAGCCAGTTCGTGGAGAGGAACTGCAACATATTTTTCATTTCCATGTTCTCGTATCTTCCTCCAAACCGCCGTTGTTCCATGCTTTGACCCATAAAGGGCTGAAATAAAAGGGTAAGCATGGCCGAAAAGGGTTTGGAGGGCGTTCGGAGGTAAAACAACATCACTGTCAAGGAAGAATATCCACTCACAACCTTCTTTGAGGGCTTGTTCTACAAGGTTTTCTCTACTTCTATCTATAGGTAATCCCTGATTAGCAAAAATGCTATAAGGTATAGGAATCTGAAGAGTTTTAAATCCTACTGCCCAATATACAGGAGCAATACCAACGTGAGGAATGCAAATCCCTAACCTCCCAGGCTGTTCTTCCCAAGCTCCAAGTCCCATCCTCAACCTCCTTAGTTAATATACGGAATTTTTTTGTCTTGGCCTGAAATGTTTATGGTTATATATCCATCATAATGGTCTAAAGCAGATGAACCAGTTGTTCCTGCAACATCTAATCTTAAAGCGTTATCAATATAAAGGTTGTTTGCGGTTGTGCTTCCAATAACTACTTTTTCGCCTGACATCATAGTCGCAATAATGTTATTTAAGTTGGCAGTTTGTATAGTCGCAGTTCCGCCTGAAAGCGTAGCTATAATTGCATTATCTATATTAGCAGTTTGAATGTTTGCAGTCTCTCCACTCAGCTCACTGTAAACACCGCTTCCAACAGTAAGGTTTTGGATATTTGTAATCTCACCAGATAATTCTTTATATGTTCCACTTCCAATAACTGCCTCTGCCAATAAACCCTTATGAATTATTCCATCCGTAGCACTTATCATAACGGCAGTAAGACCGCTTGTAGATATTTTACCTGAAGTATCTATAACTCTTTTTTCTTGCCCTTTTGGGCCTACAGCCAAGCCTTCTTGATAAAGGCTTATGCCTTTAAAATGCGTATATCCCATTTTAGCACCTCCATATTAGAGGCAATGGGGATAGTTTCATATTATGAAATTATCCCCACCGCTATTCAAATCTTATCATCTTAGGCTCCTGGACTTCCCCAAACGCCTCTCCATCCTGAGAACCCAGTGCTAAACCTTTCATAGCTTCTATACTTTGCATCCATTGTATCAAAATCATCGTCATGCCCAAACTCAGGTCTTACACGCCAAAAATAATTAAGATAGTGGTCATCTTTTCCTGCAACTAAGAACCACATATCTTCATCGGTGAAGTAATGGCAAATCATATATTTTAGTCCTTCATCTGCCAAAACGTTTATTTCATTATCTCCAGTATAAGGCTTATATTCCGACTCCAAAAGCTCTCTAGCCGCCCATTTGTTGTTTGGATGAACGAGAAGAAGTTTAGGACGTATAACTAATGGTATACCCCTATCATCCGTCATCGTTTCAAATGCACTTATTGCAGATTGCAGGCTAGCTGGACTAAGGTCAGCATCTACAGCAGGTCTATTAGCAAAAGGCCCACTTCCTGCATGGCCTGCAATATCAGGATGATTGGATGCACATAAAGGTTTGCCATCAGGCCCAGGATAAGCAGGATTAAAAGCATGATTAAAGATATTCCAAGCATAAACCTCTTGAGTTACTTTCATGCTTTTAGCTAAGGCTTGGGACATCCGCCTCATAATTCCATATAAATCATCATCATACATTTCCCTGGTTACTCTAAAACCTAATCCGAAAGCTACATGAGTATATCTTTTTACTTTTCCTTCATATGGAAGGTCATATACGATTGGTGCCCCAACAGGCTTAGGGACTGCCATACCTAAACTTGAAATTTCAATATCTTCTTCATAGGCACGTTTTGAACTACCTACATTAAAAACCTGAGGATATTCTAAAGGCAGTGCTTTATATTTCTCCCAATAAACTTTACGAAGCCCAGGGGCTAATAAATGTGAAAATGCACTTGGTCTTGCTGGCATAGCATACCTCCTAAACTAGATTAAGGATTGTCAAACTGGCTATAGCCATGTTTAACAGTAAAATAAACTCGGCCGAATTGGTCTCCGACGTTATCTTTAAATCCTACAATCACAACTGTTGTAGATGTAGCTCCACTAACTCTTTTATCTACTACGGTTATCCCACTAAGATTAGTTAATGCACATAGCGTTCCTATATCCGTATTCATAATCTTTCCTAGAGAAGATGTTGCAGTATGGTGAATATTACCTTCAAAAATTACACCAGGCATAGCCACCCAAACTCCAACCTCAGATGAGACTTCTTGCTGAGCATCGTCGGCAGCAAAGCCTAAAATTTTTGCACCAGCCGTGCCATGCATCATTAAGCCTGGGCCTGAAAGCTTTACGGCTTGGCCCTGCTTAAATGACTGGCCAATACCTTCATAATAACGAACTGTCGGAGTATGTGCATTAAATTCATAAGCAGGATAAACAGGAAGGATTGTTTTTGTTGCCATATCGCACCTCCGTTATTTTTCAAAATCAAATGTTTTAATACCCCTCTTTTTCCCTTCCTGATGAAAGGTCTGGCGGAGACTTTCAGTCCTAGCTTGGATTCTTTCTTCTTTCATCCTATCTCTAGCTTCCTTCAATTCCTTCGGAAGCCTCATAACAATAAGGCCACCATAATTTTTACTTTGGCCTTCAACGGTTTCATAGCCTTGAAACTCCCTCATTTGTAATTTCCTCACATTTGTGAGCCTGTAATAAAATTTATTTCCGTGTTTTTTCTTATCCTCCTCTACTTTTCGGTAAAGAGGCCCTAACTGCTCGTTCAAGTCCCGAACATCTACGGTTCTATTTTTCTTTTCTCCTTCAATCGTGATTCCGTCAGCCATTTTATATTCCTCCTTCTTTATATTTCACCCATTCTTCTTCGGTCATGCCAAATTCTTTTGCCAAACGCCTCTCCTCATCCGAAAGTTGAGGTGGTTGGGATTTTGGAGGTTGAGAAGACGGAGGCTCAACCGCAGGCGGTTCTTTTTCAATCGTGTTTAATAAGTCGGCTCCTTTAACCATTTTATAAATCCTTTCTATAACCTCTGGTGTTCGGTATTCTGGACTAACAGCCTGCAATGCTTCGTTAATTTGGCCTTCATATTTTTGGAAATCTGAATATTTTGATTTAACCGAATTTACCATAACCTCCGAAGTCTTTTGTATAACTGGATAAAGATGGGCTTGGACAAGTTGACTAATCGTAGTAATAGGGTCATGCCAAAACCGCTCCTGCAGTTCTTCAACGAATTTTTGGTAGTCCTGCGGTTCTTCACGTTTTTCAGGTGGGGGTTCCGTTTTAGGCTCAGGTTCAGGTTTAGGTTCTTTTTCTATTTTTTCTTTTAATTCCAAATAAGCTTTTTCTAAGTCTTCTGGTTTTTCAAACTCTCCAGCTAATTTTTTTGGCTCATCTTTATCTTTGTCTTTTAAAACGTCTTCTATGCCTTCATCCTTTGGGTCTTTAGTATCCATCTATTCCTCCTCTCTTTCTATTTCATCCTGGGCCCAATTCAACGCCCATTCAAGTCCATCTAAATAGCCTTGTAGATACCTTATATTTTCAATCCTATCTACTCTACGTAACAAGGCTGAAGATTCATTAAATTTTTCTATTAAGCCTTCTTCAAACTTCCTCGTTACTTCATCCTTCTTCCATTCCCTCAGTTGCTGTTTCCATTCTTGCATGATGCAACTCCTCTTCTAATGCAGCCATTTTTGTTAATGTTGGGATTTCAGGTAAAAACTCTGATGGTTCAAAAACCTCAAAACTTTTAAGGAGTTTTTTGGCTAATTTATAATAACTCTGTAATACTTCTTCACATAGCTTTTTAATGGTTAAGGGGATTTGAGGATTTACCAAAAAACTCAAAAGTTCAATAAATTTTTCGTATAACCCTCCAAGTTGTTGTAACAAAATAAGAGAGGCTTGTTGTTCCAATTGTTTAGTTACTCCGCTACCAATTCCAGTAACATAGAAATCTAAATATTCTTGGAGGTTATCTGTCATAGAAACAGGTTTAAAGAATCCATATTTTACCTTACCACTTGCTTCAATCGTCCTATATTCTTGTTCAGGCCCGCCAAAGGCATTATAAAGCCAAAAAACCATATATCCTAGTTCGGCTAAAGCATCTTTTCCTTGTTCTACAAATAGGTCAAAATGCTGGCCGCTTTCTCGCAAGAGAGCAAGAGTGCCTGTAGCCGTAGCCCTGCTTTTTATAATATCACTTTGACGGCCGAGGACATAATCCGTAATCTTACTACGCCTTTCAGCATATCCCCTAACAACTTGTTCTTCTATAAAAGCACTTTGATGAACATCCCCAAGGCCGAACTCCATCAAATCAGTAGCAGGGTCATCAAGGTAGAAGATTTTGGAAGGATAAATCTGACCGACCTCTTTTCTGGCTGTTTTACGTGCCTTAAAGCATTTCGCATTAGCAATAGTTTCATTGTCTATCCTCTGGTTATGTAATGTATTTATTTCTTTTTGGGGATGATACAACATTTCACAAAGGCCCTTGGCATAAACTTCTCCTTCCCTTATCAATAAAGGCAAAAGAACAAAGGGCCTAAATGGATATGGCGCTTCAATTTCACGTAAGATTGTTTGGCTATCCAAATGAAACGTTACTACGAGGTTTTGAGGTGGGGAATCTTCGTCTTGCTGGAATCTACACCAAACCTCATATAGCTCATATTCTTTAAGTATATCGCTTTGTTGGCGCTTTAGCCCAATTTCGCTTTCCCTTTCTTCAATGGTTAATTCTCCGTCTTGGGCCTGAGTTTCATAATATTGTTTTATTTTTTCTATATTTTCATACAAGCCTTGTTTCTGTCTAACCACCAACTCATCCCAAACTAACCTAAACCTATGCCCAACCCATTGGCAGGTTTGGATATCCTTAGCATTAGGAGGAAAAACAAAATCTTCAATCCGAACAAAATCTACGCTGGCTTTGCCATTCCAATAAGCTTTTAAAACGCCTAGCCCCATTTTAACCGCTTGCATTATCCAGTCTCGGCCTTTTTTACGGATATTTATATCATCTTCCATTTTCGCATCCAAAAACTTTTCAGCATTGTGACAAATTTCAGGGCAGATATCCTTTAAGCCTTCTTCATCTTCAACCAAAACAGCTCGTTTTGGTCTTATACTAACATAAGGTCTGGCTCCAAAAAGGCTAGCATATAACCTTGTAAAAAGGGTTTCTACGGCAGTAGGAATAATTGGCACAGAAACATTAGAACAGTTTTTCCAGGGAAAATCTTTTGGAGGTAAAACTTCCTCATAAAGGTCATAGTATTCTTTCCACTTCCTCTCTAATTCTTTTCTGCTTTCTAAGGCGTTCCAAATTTGATAATATAACCAATTATCAAGCTTTTCCATTTACCTTTCTCTCCAAAACAATAAGCCAATTCATCCAAAATTCTTCTTTTTCTTTTAAAAAAGTTTTAACTTGCCAGCCTTTTATATCTATAAGATTTTTTATGGATAAATCATCAAATCTATTTATATGAGATGTATGGAGTATTTTTTCTTCAGGTATAACCTCCAAACATTTATTTTGAAAGACTGGATAATTCATTTTATAATCCTCAAAATCCATATAGCCTTGGCTCATAAACTCCTCAAGTTTTTGTTTATAACCTTCCTCAATATACTGGCCTGGGCCATTTCCAATTCTCTTTTCTTCTGGAACAGTTATAATAACCTTTTTCCTGCTAACTCTACAAGCTTCTAAAAGGACTTTTCTAGGGTCCAAAACATGCTCTAGAATATCCCCTAAAACAACACAATCAAAACTTTTGTTTTGGAATGGAAGCTTATGCGCATCAGCTTGGACGAAGTTCGGTATATTCCATCTATCTATATCTACATTAACACAATTAAAGGCTGAAAGTCCTACAGGGTCTTCACCACAGCCTATATTTAATATCCTCCCAAAAACATTTTCTCTTTGGAAGCGCATTCTATCCATTT